CCCCGGGGGCCACAGACACGAGGAGCACACCATGGCCAGCACCGCCGCAATGATCAAGGCACAGGACACCGCAGACGCCGCCGCATGGGCCGCCATCCGCAACGACTACGACGCCCACGGCTTCTTTCAGGAATGCGCCCTGCACCCGGAGCACCCCGGCCACCTGTTCCTCACCCATTGCGTCATCTGCCCCGAGGATCAGGGCAACGGCCGCCAGAGCACCGCCGCCCGGGAGGCCCGCCGCGCAGAGCTCATTGCCGACTACCCCGAACTGCCCTTCTAAACCACCCGTACCCCAAAGCCCCCCACCTCAAACCGAGGCGGGGGGCTTTTGCGTGTCGCGGCCTCAGCGTGTCGCCGGGCCCGGGCGCGCGAGGCGCTGGATACGCTCCCCAAGACTGATCCACCAGACCAACACGGAGGGGCGCCGCGCATGCCCAGCACCAAGCCGAAATACCGGGTGAACGTCGGCATCAACTACCCGCCGAACAAGCGGGCTGAGGCCGGTGACGTCATCAACGATCTGCCGCCGGGCGCCGAGGACTCCCTCCTCAAGCTCGGCGTCATCGAGAAAGTTGAGGGCAAGTAATGCCCACGAACCGCCACGGCAAGACCACCGGCGTCTACCTCGCCGGTTTCAACGCCTCCCCGTTCTTCAACAGCTACGAGTCCGCCCGCACCGTAGACACCCACGAGACGACCCCGTTTGAGTCCAACGACAAGACGTACAGCGTGGGCCTCAACGATGGCACCGCCAGCCTCTCCGGCTTCTATGACGTGGCCGCCGCAGGCCTCGGCGGGGATGAGCTCCTCGACGCCCTCTACAACCAAGGCGCCGACTTCCCCATGAGCGTCTTCCTCGACGGCGGCGTGGTCGTCGGCCGGGCCGCCCGCATGGCTCAGGTCAACCAGACCAGCTATGCCGTCTCAGCGGCCGTGGGAGACATGATCACCACCAAGGCTGACCTGACGGTGGACGGCGGCATCAGGTACGGCAAGTGCTTGAACGCGAAGGCGCCCATCACGGGCACCGTGACCGGCGCCCCCGCAGACTTCGGCCTGCCCGGCGGCCTCGGGGATTTCCTCGACACCGCCAACGGCTTCGCCCACATCCACCCCATCGCCAACACCCGCAACACGGCCACGGACGTCAAGATTCAGCAGTCCGCGGACACCTCAGTGTGGGTGGATCACGCGACCTTCAGTGTGCCCGCCGGGTCCACCGCGGCCGTGGCGATCCCCACCACCGGCGCAAACCTCCGGTACGTCCGGGCGCTCATCACCCCCGTCGCTGGCACCGGGTCAGCAACGATCATCGTGGCCTTCGCCCGAGCCTAACCAAGGAGACACAGCATGGCATTCGTACATGGTAAGAACAGCATCATCAAGGTGGACAACGCCGCCGGTACCCTCGTGGACATTTCCACCGCGACCAACAGCGTGGAACTGCCCCGCTCCCTCGACACGGGCGAGACCACGGCCATGGGCGGCACAGGCGCCAAGACGTACGTGGCCGGGCTGAATGACGGCACCGTCTCCATCAGCGGCCTCTATGACCCGGCGACGGACGCCATCCTCTCCGCGGCCGTGGACGCCATTGCGGCGGGCACCCTCGCCAGCGCCTCGGTGGAATGGTCCCCCGCAGGCCTGCCCGCCTCCGCGACCAAGCCCACGTTCAAGCTCGAGGTCCTGTGGACCAGCTACAGCGTCTCGGCCGGCGTCGGCGACGTGGAGACGTTCAAGCTTGAGGGCCAGCGCACGGGCGCCACCACCCGCGCCATCGTCTAACACCTGTTTTACCGCCCGCCCCCACCCCCGGGGGCGGGCACCACCACCCCCTGAAAGAGAGTGACCATCGTGTCCGAAAACCCCGTTTACTCCCCCGCCGTCCTGACCGTCCCCGTGCCCTCCCCGGCCTCCGCGCAGGTTGCCCCCGTGGCCGGTGAGACTGAGGGCTACAAGGCCCCGGGAGGCACCCTCCGGCCCTCTATGCGTGAACGCATTGCGGCCCGCCGCCCCTACTCCGTAGAGCTCAAGTACGTGAAGTCGTGGGACGAGACCATTGAGGTGCGCTCCATCAGCCTCGGCGTCAGGAACGAAATGATGGAGCGGGTCATGGACCCGGAGACCAAAGAGGCCAACGTCAAGCTCCTCATCCCTGAGCTCCTCATCCAGTGCGCCTATGACCCCCAGACCGGCGAGCGCGTCTTCGCCGACGATGACCTTGCGTTCCTGAACGGTCAGGACTCCGGCGCCGCTGATGAGGTGGCCGAGGTGGCCATGCGCCTCAGCGGCATGGTGGAGGGCGCGAAGGATGAAGAGGCGGGAAAATCCTCCGAGACGGAGACCTCCGTCTCAGCTTCCTAATAGCGGAACGCACCGGGCGCACCCTGCATGAACTGAAGTACGGGGGCCCCCACTGTGAAGCGATGGACTCCCGGGAGTTCATGCAGTGGCGGGCCCTCATTGAAATTGTCGAACCACATGAGCAAGAGCAGGCGGAGGCGAAAGCCAAGAGCAAGCGATAACCGGTAAGGGGTGCCTGATGGCCACAGTTGTAGAGGTCATGGCCAAGCTGTCAGGCAACCCCTCCGGCATGGTGGGGGCGTTCAAGACCGCCGCCAGCGCGGCCGAGGGGTACCGGGACCGGGTGCGGCAGGCGACGGCGAATGCCGTGGACTCAGCGGCCGTCTCCTCCAAAGCCTCTGAGGCTGGCAAGCGCGCCGGTGGAGGGTTCTCCTCCGCGTTCAAGGGCGCCGTCTCCGGCCTCGGCCTCCTCGTCGCCGCCGCCGGGCTCACCAACCTTGTGGGAGAGGCCATGGCGGCCTCTGACGCCACGGACAAGTTCAAGGCCACCATGAACTTCGCCGGGCTGGACACCTCCAAGATTGATCAGGCCGCGAAGGTGGCGAAGTCCTACGCTGACCAAACCGTCTACGATCTGCCCACGATCCAGAACACCATCGCCCAGCTGGCCTCCAACGGCATCAAGGACTACACCGGGCTGACGCAGGCCGCGGGCAACCTGAACGCCGTGGCCGGTGGCAACGCGGAGACCTTCGGCTCCGTGGCCATGATGCTCACCCAGACCGCCGGTGCTGGCAAGCTCAGCACTGAGAACTGGAACCAGCTGGCCGACGCCATCCCCGGCGCCGCTGGCCCCCTGATGAAAGCCCTTGAGCAGGCGGGCGCCTACACCGGCAACTTCCGCACCGCCATGGAGAAGGGGCAGATCACCAGTGATGAGTTCAACGCCGCCCTGATGACCCTCGGCAACAAGCCCGTGGCCGTTGAGGCGGCCAAGTCCACGGTGACCTTTGAGGGCGCCCTCGGCGGGCTGGCCGCCACCGTCAACTCCAAGCTCATGACCGCCCTCGACGCGATCAAGCCCGTGGCGACGACCGCCATCACGTTCCTGACCACCGGCCTCGCCGGGGCCTTCGACTTCGTGGCGAACGCGGTGGGCAACGTGGCCTCATGGGTGGGGACGGACCTTGTGCCCGCCTTCCAGAACATGCTCACGTGGGGCCAGCAGAACATGGGCATGCTGACCACCATTGCCTCCGTCGTCGGCGTCATCCTCCTGCCCTCCCTCATCCGGGTGGGCGTGGCCGCCACCGTATCCGCCGCCCAGCAGGTCATCGCGTGGGCCACCAGCGGCGCCGGGGCGGTCACTGCCGGGGTCAAGTACGTGGCCACCAGCTGGCTCATCGTGGGCTCTTGGATCAGGCAGGGAGCGGCGGCCATCGCCTCAGGCGCGACGACCGTGGCCATCTGGGCCCTGTACGCCGCGGAGGCCATCAAGGGCGCCGCGCAATTCGCCATGCAAGTCGCCCGCATCGTCGCCGGGTGGGTCCTCATGGGCGTCCAGTCCATGATTCAAGCGGCCCGGATGGCGGCCGCATGGCTCATTGCCCTCGGCCCCATCGGCATCGTCATTGCCGTGGTCATCGGGCTGGTGGCCCTCATCATTGCCAACTGGGACGCGATCAGCACGTGGACGGCTCAGGCGTGGACCAACATCGTGAACTTCATCGTGGCCGCGTGGAACAACATCGTCTCGTGGGTGACCGGGGCCGTGACGGCCGTGGTCACGCCCATCGTGGACGGCTTCAACGCCATGGTCTCCTTCGTGACCACCATCTTCACGAATGTCACCAACTTCATCGTCGGCGTCTGGACGTGGGTGTTCAACCTCCTCGTCGCCATCGGTCAAGCCTTCTGGGCCGAGAACGGCGCCCAGCTGACGGCCGCATGGAACTTCATCGTCGCCATCTTCACCGGGATCTTCAACTTCTACGTCTCCATCTGGACGGCGATCATCACCTTCGTCGTCGGCGCCGTGACGGCCGTGGTCAACGGGATCGTGGCAGGCTTCACCGCGGCGTGGAACTTCATCGTCACCGTGTGCACGGCGATCTGGACCGCCATCGTCACAGCCTTCACCGCGGCGTGGACGTTCATTGTGCAGGTGTTCACCACCGTGGCGGCCTTCATTGGTGCCGTGTGGAACAGCATCATGGCCACCATCTCCGCCGTCCTCGCCACGATCTGGGCCGTCATCGTCAGCGTGTTCTCGGCCGTGTGGGGGTTCATCTCCTCCATCTTCAACACCGTGGCCGGGTTCCTCGGCGGCGTGTGGGCCCGGATCGTCGGCGTGATCATGGGCGCCGTCAACACCGTCTCCGCCGTCATCCGCGGCTGGGCCTCAGCGGCGTGGGCGGTCATCTCCTCCACCTTCAACTCGGTCGTCGGCTTCCTCGGCGGAGTGTGGGGCAACATCATCAACGGCGTCTCCGGCATGGTCGGCCGCGTCGGCGGGTTCTTCTCCGGCCTGTGGGGCACCATCACCGGCGCCCTCGCCGGGGCCGGGTCATGGCTGTGGAGCGCGGGTGTGAACATTGTGCAGGGCCTCATCAACGGTGTGCAGTCCCTCGCCGGGACCATCGGCTCAGCGTTCCTCTCCATGATCCCGGGCTGGATCGTGGGACCGTTCAAGGCGGCCATGGGCATCGCCTCCCCGTCAAAACTGTTCAAGCGGTTTGGCCGGTGGATCATTCAGGGCCTCGGCATTGGTCTGGTGGAGGAGAAGAGCACCGCCGTGCGGGCCATGGAGGGCGCCGCGGCCGCGGTCACGAAGGCGGGCTCAGGCATCACCATTGCCACGCCCACGTTCACCCTGCCCAAGACGCCCAAGCTGGACATGGGCGCCCTCGCCGTGGACCCCATCACCATCAAGGTCAGCCTTGACTCCTCCGCGTTCGACGCGGCCGCCAACAAGCTCACCCTCGGGGACATGAGCGCCCGCCTGCCGGGCTCAACGGCCGCCGGTGGCACCAGCACCCCCACGGCCGCGGGCAAGTCCGCAGACGCCCTTCCGCAGGCTCAGCAGGTCTTCAACATCACCAACTACAACCCGGTCGCGGAGCCCACCTCTAAGACCGTCGAGAAGGCCTCTTCACTGGCCTCACTGGCAGGAGCTCTCTGATGGCAGGTTCGTACACGCTTGACGGCATCCCGATGCAGGACGCGGGCGGCCGGTGGTGGCTTGACGTCAACACCGGCGTCCGCGCCATGCCCGCCGCCCGCATCGGCGCCTACAGTGCGCCCGGGCAGGACGGTGAGCGCACCAACCTGAACAGCACACTCGAGCAGGGCAAGCTCGGCCTGTCCTTCGTGGTCAAGGGCGCGGATCACGCGGCCATGATGGCGAACTATGAGCTCCTGACCGGCATCCTCTCCCAGCGCGGCCGCCTCCTGCCGCTGGCGCATGACTACGGCAACGGGCAGACCCGGGTGGCCATGATCCAGCTGTCCGCCACCTCTGACCCGGACATGATCAACGCCTCCACCCTGAGGTTCAAGGTCATCGCGTCCATCCCTGACGGGGTGTGGCGTGACGCCGCCCTCGCCGCTGACTTCAGCGCGCCGCTGACCACGACGACGACGACGCAGACCGTCACGCCGCTGGCCGGTACCACGGGGCCCATTGACGACGCGCTCATCAGGATCAAGGGGGCCATCAGCACGGCCACCGTCACTGACCCGGTGACGGGGGATCAGATCAGTTTCAACGCCGCCCTCCTCGCCACCGAGTACGTGATCATCGACTGTGCCAACTGGACGGCGCGCAAGGTCACCAGCAACACGTGGACCGGCGGCACCAACGTGGATTCCTCGTTCTCAAGCACCCGCGGGTCGGGCCCCGCTCTGGCGCTGTACCCCGAATACAGTACGGGTGCGGCCCGGGTGCAGATCAAGGTCGTATCGACTAACCCGGCCACCTCTCCCACGTGTGAGGTGCGCGCCAAGAGGAGCTTCATCTAATGCGTACCCGCCTCGTCCAGTACACGCCGCTCGGCGCGAAGGGCCCCACCCTGCCCGGGGCCCTCGCCACACAGGTCGTCACCCCCCTCGGTGAGCTCTCCACCGGGTCCATCCACTACCCGAGGACGGCGGTCAACGCCACCCTCCTCGACGGCGTGGCTGAGGTGGCTGTGGAGTATTGGACGGGCACGGCGTGGGCCGAGGCGCCCAACTGCCGGTTCTTCACCCTCAACGGCAACCTTGACTACCTTGAGGACGTCCCCACCCGCAAGTACAACCTGCTCTCCGTGGGCTGGCTCCTCCGCATGGCCAAAGTCTGGTCGGCCGGGGCCCTGCCGGTGGACAAAGACGGCAAGGTCCAGTTCAACTCCGCGAAGGCGGGGGCCATCATGGCCACCCTGTTCACCGCGGCGCAGGCGCGCGGCTGGGGCCCGGGGCTCTCCATCGACTTCACCAGCACCACGGACTCCGCCGGGGCCGCGTGGTCCAAGGTCATCACCATCGCGTTTGACCTTGACCTCGACCTTGACCAGATTCTCTCCAACCTCCGCGACCAGGGGATGGTGGACTACCGGTGGGAGGGGCGCACCCTGAGGGTGTTCAACCCTGACGGGGCCATGGCCAATGACCTCACCCTCGGAGCCAACCCGGTGAGCCTGACCACGGCGAACGGGGCCACCAGTGCGCCGGAGGAGTGGACGAATGAGGACCTCCTCACCGACGCCCTTGTCCTCGGCGACGCGGGCAAAAAGTGGACGTTCAACAACGGCTCTGCAGGGCCCCTCGGCCGCCTTGAGAAGGTCATCACCCAATCAGGTGTCACGGATGACGGGACGGCCGCCCTGCTGGCCGCCACAGACCTCCTCGTGGGCCAGCAGGCCCGCATGTCCTACACCAGTGAGTTCATCCTCACGGACGCCACCCCCGTCCGCCCCTTCGTCCACTACAAGGTGGGCGATTGGGTGCGGGTCCAGCGCGGCACCGCCTTTGAGCGCCTCCGCGTCATGTCCATCAGCCTGACGGCGGACGACTCAGGGGTGAAGGGCCACGCCGTCCTCGGTGACCGCATTGATGACGTGCTGACCAAGCTGGCGAAGCGCACCAAGGGCATCACCGGCGGGGCGGCGACGGGCGGGGCGGGGGCGCGCCCGGCACCGGCCGGTCCTGACCTCCGCGTCCCGGCCACGCCGACAGGTCTGGTCGTCCAACCTGACGTCTACCTCGATGATGACGGCGCCGCGCGCGGCCTCGTCGTCATTGACTGGGCCCACTCAGGGCTGGCCACGAACGGCACCAGCATGACCATTGACCGGTACATGGTGGACTACCGCGAGAACATTGTGGGCAAGCTGTGGAAATCCCTCGGCTCAGCCTCCGACACTGACCTGACCTACTCGCCCCTGCCGGTGTTCAAGGCTGACGGGGTGACGGCGGCGCAGTACGAGTTCCGGGTGCGCGCCATCGGCAACGAGGGCAAGACCTCCGCGTGGACGGCCGGGGTGGTGGCCACCATGGTGAAGGACACGACGCCCCCGTACGTGCCCTACTTCCTGTCCTCCAACGTCACCACATGGCTCCGCACGGTGCGGATCACGTGGAACGGCAAGGGCACCACCACCGGCTCCAACCAGCTGGCCATGCAGGCGGACTTTGACCACATCAACGTCTACTCCGGCACCTCAGGCACCATGACCGGCAAGACCCTCGTCGGCGCCATCTTTGACACCGGGGAGCTCTCCATCGGGCCCCTCACCGCGAACACCACCGTGTGGTACGCGCTGGCCTCCGTGGACCGGTCAGGCAACGAGTCCGCACTGTCCCCTGCCTTCAGCGTGACGCCGACTGTGAACGTGGACATTACCGAGGTCATGAACAAGGTGGGCGCGGCCGGGCTGGCCGATGCCGCGGTGACCACGATCAAGCTGGCTGACCTCGCCGTCGCTCAGGCCAAGCTTGAACAACAGGTGCAGGACAACATTGCCCTCGGCGTCTCCGCCTCCGGCTCACTGCCCGGCATCAACACGAGCATCAGCACCCTGCAGACCTCCGTCTCAGGCAAAAACAAGATCGTCAACAGCCTCTCCATCGCCTCCGGCACCACCGGCTACGTGGGCGGTGACCGGTGGCAACAGTGGACCTCCCTGAGCGCGGGCGGCAAGCTCATTGCCTCATGGCGGTACAACGGCTCCGCGTGGATCGCTGAGCTCCTCGACCCCACCTACCTGCCGCTGGTGGACATTGGCGCGGGCACCTTCGGCAGTCTTGACGGCGGCCGGATGACGGCGAAGAGCATCATTGCTGACGCCCTCGCCATCGGTGACTTCACCAACCTGATTCCGAATGCGGCCCTGCAGTCCGGGGTCCTCGGCTGGACCACCTCCAACTGCACCGTGGCCGTGGTGACGGCGGCGAATGGCCAGCCCGGGCTCAAGCTCACCAAAACCTCATCCACCCTTGAGGGCACCGTGTACGCCCAATGGGTGGACGTCGTGCCCGGCGAGAAGATCAGGCTGACGTTCGACACCGAGGGTAACTGGGACTCCGGCAACGCCAACATTTACGTCCAGAAGATGACCACCGCCGGGACCATCTCCTCATTCAACCCGGGCACCACCGGGGACATTACCGTGCCCGGCCCGGGCAAGACGGCCATCGTCACCGTGCCCTCTGACGCCGTGCGCGTCCGCTTCCGCCCCTACGTCTCTGCCACGTCCACCTCAGGCACGTACGCCATCTTCAGCAACATGATGGCCCGCCGCATGTCCGGGTCCACCATCATCGAGCCTGACTCCGTCACCACCACGCACGTGGCGGCGAACACCATGGGCGCCAAGCAGATCATTGTGGGCGACTTCCAGAACATCGCCGTGGGAGCTGACTTTGAGGACGCCACCGCGGTGCCCTTCGTGCTCAACAGCCTGCACACGATCAGCACCTCCCAGAAGAAATTCGGCACCTCCTCGCTCCGGCTGGGCCCCGGCACCGGGGTGCAGTCCTCCCTCTTCACCGCTGACACCCGGGTGAAGGAGGGCGAGCAGTGGTACGTGAAGTTCTGGGCCTACATCGACGCCACGTTCAACGGCACGAGCGGCGGCTCCAAACTCCGGGTGGGGGACCAAGCCTCCAACCACATCATCTCCGCGCCCTTCGACGCTGGCTCACTGCCCGCCCGGTCCTCATGGCAACCGGTCACCATGACCGTGACCGTGCCCGCCGGAGATACCTCGCTGAACATTCAGCTGCAGTCTGACCACACCGCCGGGTACGCCTACATTGACGACATTCAGATGCGCCGCGTGGCTGAGGCGTCCCTGATTCAGAACCTCGGCGTGGAGAAGCTGGTGGCCACCAGCGCCCTCATTGACTCCGCTGTGGTCACGAAGTTCTGGGCCGAGGTGGTCAACTCCCAGCTGATCACCGCGTCCATGATCGCCGTGAGTGACTTCACCAACCACATCCCCGATGCCGGGTTCCTCTCCCCGGAGATGACGGCGTTGCGGAGTGCGCAGTACAGCAACGGCGGCTCCGCGGTAGTCAACTCCTCAGGCGACCTTGCGCTGACCAGCACGAGCACGGGCAACAGCTACTTCCGCCCCACCGGCATCAACCAGTCCGCGGCCGACTACAAGAAATGGTTGCCGGTCACGCCCGGGGACAAGTTCGTGTTTCAGGCCAACATCACCCTCGCCGCCGGTCAGACCGGTGACATGCGGATCACCGGGCGCACCAAGGACGGGCAGGCGACGTCCACAGCCTTCAGCACGCTCAACGCCTTCCCCGCCCTCGTCAACGGCGTCAACACGTACGTGGCTGAGGTGCCCGCCGGGTGCTACTGGATGCTCCCCGAAATCCGCTTCGCCACCGTGGCGGGCACGGCCACCATCACGGCCAACAGCCTGCTCCTCAGGCGCCAGCAGGGCGGCCTCCTCATCGTGGACGGCGGCATCAAGGCGGTCAAGATCGACACCAACGATCTGGCCTCCGATACCGGGTTCATCGGCTCCCTGAAGACCACCCTGCTCACCGCTGACGTGGTGGATACCACCCAGCTGAAGGCCGGGGCCATCACCTCCAAGCACACCATCACGGGCGCCCTCTTCCAGACCGTCTCCACCGCCTCCCGCGGCATCAAGATCAACGCCGCCAACGGCTTCCGCCAGTACGACTCGAGCGGCAACCTCATCGTGGACATTGGCGGCGCCGCGGGCGCGAACCTCATGGTGGGTGACGTGATGACCTCACGCTCCGGCACCGCCGGGGTGCGCCTCGTCAACTCCTCCATCTGGGGCCTGCCCGCCATCGTGTACTCCTACGCCGGTGCGCAGGGCTCCACGGAGGCGTCCACGTTCATGCGCTACGCCGTGGCCGGTGACCCGGAAATGGTGCACCGCGCCCCTGACCGCTCCCTCGTGGGCGGCACCGGCCTCGGCTTCGTTCGCATCGAAGGTGACCTCGTGCTCTCCCTCGGCCCCAACAGCCGTCAGGGCATGCGGGTGGAGCAACCGTTCAACCTTGACGCTTGGAGCCCGGTGGACGGCTACCACGCCATGACGCTGAACGGGAAGCTGGTGACGGTCAACGCCACCGCGGGCAACGTCCAGCTGAACGCCTCCGCCTACATCCAGTTGCCCACCACGTACTCACGCACCACGGGCAACGCGGCGAATGTGTGGATCACGACCGATGGCGGCCTCTTCCGGTCCACCTCGGCCAGCAAGTACAAGATCCTCCCGAAGGTGATGGAGCTCGCCCCCACGCTCCTCGACGTCGAGGTGAAGAACTGGATCGACAAGGCGGCGGCGGAGGAGTTCAACGACTTCTACGCCAAGCCCGCCCCGTGGACGGAGACGGACACCAACCGGTTCAACGCCATCTCGCTGAAGCGCATCCCCGGCGTCATCGCTGAGGACGTGCTGGCCGCGGGCGGGGATGACTTCATCGTGTACGGGGAGGACGGGCAGATCGAGGGCCTGATGTATGACCGCCTCGCCGTCGCCCAGATCAAGCTCCTCAAGGCCAAGCATGACGCCCTCGTGCGGACGGTGGCCCTGCAGGACGATGACATTCAGGAGTTGCGGAGCGTCCTCGGTGAACTGGTGGACCGGTGCAATAACGCGGGCATCTGACCGGCGTTCCGCGCCCCCGGCGAGTCCCGCCGGGGGCCCGGGGGCCCGGTCCTCTACGCTCGGCCGAGTAGACCCCCCTTGACCCCTATGGAAGGCCTCTGAAGCCATGACAGAAGACCAGCTGAAATCGCTCGTCCAGCACTACCAGCAGTTGCACGCGAACGCGGTCCTTGAGGGCGCCCAGTTCAGCGTCCTGCACCAGTCCGCCGTGGCGGAGAACGCGCGCCTGCAGGAGCGCGTGAATGAGCTCGAGGGCGCCGCCCTCAAATCCAAAGACAAGTAGAACGGCCCGGTCCTGATGTGGAGCAAGTTATCAAGTTCCTTGGAGACCAACTGCCTACCGGTGTTGTCGGCGGCGGCCTCTTCGGCATCTGGCTCTACTTCCGCAAGGAGTACGCGGCCATCATCGCCGACCTCAGGGCCACCATCACGACGCAGGCGCAGACCATCAAAGACCTATGGGCTGAGAACCGGGCCCTCCGCGGGGACGCCTCAGGCAGGCACAACGCGGATAACGGAGAGGCAGAGTCATGACACGCAAAGCTGAATCCACGGGCCTCGTCGGCCACTTCCGGCGGTCCTTCGCCCGGGAGTCCTTCCCGCCCAAGTGGTTGCTGGTCGTGGCCATCCTCGCCGTAGTGGTGGGGCTCTCACTGGCCAATTACCGGATCACGGCGGCGGAGTCCAGCCTCGCCAAGCAGGCGCAGGAGACGGCGACGTTTGCGCAGTCCGTCAACCAGCAGTGCACCACCGGCCGCCCGGTGTTCAAAGACTCCAAGCAGGTGTGCGAGGAGGCGGCGGACAAGGCCGAGGACCCGGTGGCCGGTGCCGACAAGGCCCCCTTTCAGGGCCCCCGGGGTGAGCGCGGTGAGCAGGGCCCTCAGGGCATCCCGGGCCTCCTCGGCCTGAAGGGTGACAAGGGGGACAAGGGTGACAAGGGCGATACCGGCGCCCTCGGCCCCGTGGCCCCTGCCGCCCCGCCCCTGCAGGGCCCGGCTGGACCGGCCGGGGCTGACGGCTCCCCGGGCGCTGACGGCGCTAACGGGGCTGACGGGGCACCGGGGCCCGCCGGGGCTGACGGGACGCCCGGAGCGCCCGGCGAGCCGCCCCTGTCGTGGACCTACAAAGACCCCATGGGCGGCGGGCACACCTGCACCCGGGCAGATGACTACACCCCGGCCGCCCCCACCTACACGTGCGACTGACCAAAGGAACCGATTATGCCCAACCTTGACGATGTGGCGGGCGTCCTCCGCGCCGCCGGAGTGACCGTGCACGAGACGCCGGGGTGGATCACCCGCGGCTACGCCGGGCAGGACCTCGCCGGGATCAACGGGGTGCTCTGGCACCACACCGCCACCGGCCGCGGCGCCTACACCACCAGCGCGGCCCCCACCCTCGGCCTCTGCATCAACGGCCGCAGTGACCTTGCGGGCCCGCTGTGCAACATGGTGTTCGACCGCAACGGTGAAATCTGGCTCGTCGCCACCGGCGTCGCCAACCACGCCGGGGCAGGCAGTGCCCCGGGCATCCCGAAGGACATGGGCAACCACTACCTCATCGGCATCGAGATGGAGTCCTCCGGCGTCAAGCCGTGGGACTGGACGGCCAAACAGCTGAAGATGGCCCCCGTTGTCGGCGCCGCCCTTGAGCGGCACTACCTGCAGAAGCTCGCCCCGGAGCTCAGGCTTCAGCTGGGCCACATGGAGTATTCCTCGCAGGGCAAGATCGACCCGGCCGGGTGGCCGGGCGGAATGGACGGCCTCAGGGCCAGCATCAACGCCATCCTCGCGGGCGGCATCAAGCCCGCGGGCGGCACTACAACGACAGTGAAGGACGATGACATGCCCTCAGTAAAAGAACTCTTCGATGAGCCGATCCCGCGGCAGGGCGGCGTGCCGGGCGTCACCTCCCTGAAGGGGATGGTGGGCTACATGGATGCCAACCTCGGCCGGATCATCAACGCGCAGGCCGCGCAGGACGCCCAGATCAAGGGCCTCGTCGGCGCCGTCAAGGCACTGGCCGCCGGGGAGCAGTTTGATGAGGCCAAGCTCCTCGCCGGTGTGCAGGCCGCGGCCGCCGCCGGGGTCAAGTCCGCCGTCGAATCGATCGACACCACCGTGACCCTGAAAGGCTGACCATGGCTGACCACGCAACACCCACCACGCCGCTCTCCCCCAAGGTGCTCTTCTCGCTCCTCGTGGGCCTGCTCCTGACCGGCCTCGCGGCCATCCTGAGCGCCATCACCCCGGACATGCTGGTGAACCTCGGCCCCTACTCGGGCGTCGTCTTCACCCTCATCGGCGTCCTGTCCACGGCCCTGACGGCCTACCTGAAACGTGACCCGCTCAGGGACACGGGCCAGCTGGCCACGCAGGGCACCGTAATCAAGGGTGAAGTAGTCCCGGAGGCCGCAGACGTCGCGGCCCCGGAGCTCACCGCTGGCGCCTGACCACATACGACGAAAGACCCCCCATGGGCAAGCATGGGGGGTCTTTCCCTGTCTACGGGCCGAGGAGGATTTCCGCCGGGGCAGGCAGGCCGGTGAGTTCGCTGTAGGCGTGCATCTGGCCGAGGGCGGCGGCCTTGAGCAACAGCAGGGCGTCAGGGCTGAGGCGTCCGTCGAGGTCTCGGACGAGCTCCACGGTGGACTTCATGGCGCGGAACAGCCGGTCAACGTCCGGGTCCTGCCGGGCCGGGTGCACGCGCGGCTTCGTCTTCGTGCGGGTGCTCACAGCTGGTTCACCTGAAACTCGTAGGAGTCATGCTGGTCCCGGCGGGGCTTGACCTCACCGGAGGTGTTGCCCGCAATGAGGTACTCGGAAATGTCGCGGAGGCCGTAGATGACGTCTGCGAGCGCCGCTCCGGTGATGGTGATGCTGACCTTCACCGGCGCGTCTATGTCGATGCTCTTATCCCGGCGCGCGGGCATCAGGGCGTGACCTCGCGGAGGAATGAGCGGCGGACGGTGATGACCTCGCCGTCCGTGTCCACCCGGCCGCGGTTGCTGACGGACATGTATTTGAGGGCGTGGTCTCCGGCCAGCTGGATTTGCACCCAATCATCGTGCTGGAAGATGACGGCGCCACGGATGCGGCCCTTGCGGCTGTGCATCCACTCCTGCACGGGCACCTCCACGACTTCCTCCCGGGGCGTCTCCGCGGTCACTTGGAGGCCTCCTGCTTCGCGGCCCGGCGGCTGGCAATGAACGCCGCAATGGTGGGGTTGTCGTCCTTCCAGTAGGGGCTAATGCCGATGCGGCCGTCAGGCTCGGGCAACTGGCCAATGTGGGCCAGCTGGCGGAGGTTGACCATCGACTCTCCGGTGGCGGCCTGCAGTTCATTGTAGGTGATCATGGCGGGGTGTTCCTTTCGGTGGTGCCGGGCGCCCGGCGTGGGCGCCCGGCGGGGGTGGGTTAGCGGGTGTAGATGAGGGCTGAGGGCTTGACGTGCACGTGGCGGCGGC